CGAGTCGTCAGCTCTAAAACCAAGAGGAATCCCACTTGTACCAATAACCTCAACTCGACCTGCTTGTCGTGGACTATAATCTTTTTCTTTTTTGCCTAAATAACCAAACAGCCCCCAAGATAACCCGCCCATATGACATGATACAAGGTTGCCTTGTCTTCGGAGTTTTATGTAAGCTCCTGGTTTTAAATTTTTGGTTGTAGCATTGACTAAGCCCGTATCACCATCGGTGACCACCCATTTTCCATTACGCTTTTGCCATTTCCAGGCTCCGACTCTACCGCCATCTGATGACTCATAAATGGTGCCATTCGGTTCATTTCCTGTTATTTTTCCATCTGTGGTGTCTGGTTTATCAGGGCGACCGCTACCAAGCACAACAGTTATGGCTTTAATATCTCGTCCGATTTGTTCAATCACCTCGGGCAGTTGTTGCAAAAGCGTCATTAGCTATTTTTACCTTTTTGATAAGCTGCCTTTAAGTCCATTGCTTTTAGGGCGTTAATTTGTTCAATCACGTCATCTAGGCTCGATTTAAATTCGGTGAGTTTAGTCGTTAATGCCTCAGGGGCACTGCTTCCACTTGCTTTGAGTTTGCGTAATTCTTCCGCGAGCTCACGGAATGTATCTAAATCGGCTGATACCTCACCGCCTAATAGGTCATTTTTAAGTTGAGTTATCTTTGCCTCAATTTGTGCCAAAATCGCTTTGTCTTGTTCACCCAAGTATTGAGCAAAATCGGTTAAAAGTTGTTGGATAGTTTGTATTGTCATAGTCGTCCTATTTTGTAGTTGAGGATTAAATCAGGTAGCGTGGGAACAGTGGTATTTTCTGAATTTATCACCTTGAATCCTTTAGCCACCGTGATATTAATTTTGGTTTTGGGTTTTAGTGCAACGGAAATAATGGGCTTAGATTGTAGTTGCACCTTGATTTTGTTTTTGGGTTTAGCGTTGAGACACGTCATAGGTAATATCCTTACGGAGAGTTATCTTCCCACCGCACAGGGTTTTGACGAGCCCTTGCCCATTGGTTTGTTGCAAATCCCACTTAGCTTGCGTCCAATCGACTTGCTCGGTTTTATCGTGTGAGATGATAAGCGTCACTTCGTTATTTTTTACCGAGATACTAGCACTCGTACTAGATAGGCGGATGCGCTCGCCTTTGCTTACTGGCACAATATCGCAATCAAAATGACAATCTGTAAAATCGACGGGCGCATTGTCGTCATCGGTAAAAATTAACGTTTCTGTTTCATCATCACCGCGAATCCAATCAAAATTAATTTCCTGCATGATGCACCTCACTAAACCGCTCATCGTGCTGTTTGCCTGACACCTCGCTTTCATAGGATGCTTTACAATGGTTTACATCAAAAAAGAGGGTGTTAATCACACGATACAACACACGCCAGCGTTTTTTCGGTTTATCGGCTAAAATAGCACCGCGATAAGTACGGCTGGAAAGTGTCTCGTCCGCTGCCCCGCCCGTTATAGCGTTAAACAACTGGTCTAAGGCGATAATAACGTGATAGCCATAGCGTTTTAGTTTGCTTGGAATTGCCATTGCTCAATCTCCTGTTCAAGTGCGGTTAATTCTTCAGGGGTTTTTAAAGCCAGTAAGTGATCTTCAAATGCCTGACGTTGCCCAATAATGATGCCAATCGCCACAGCAAACTGAGCGGATTTTTCAATCACTTTGCTAATTAGTATATCCAGTGGCACACCACGCACACGCGCAATTTGCGAAAGCATCGGTGTTGGGGTGTTGTGGTCAGCTTGCCATGCGAGAGCCTCTTTTTCTTGTCGATAAAAACTTTCGATTTCCGTTTGTGGATAGCCTGTCAGTAAGCTATTTTTAAGTTGGTCGGCTTTGTTCGCTAACTTATTGAGTAAACCTTCTTTTTGTTGTGCAAAAAGTGCGGTTTGTTTTTCGGGTGAAATCACCCAGGCTTTGCCGTCCCATTCATGGGCCATGGTTGGTCTAGGTGATGTAGTTTCTACTTTGCCATCTTTAACATAAAGCAAGCATCCTCTATTCATTTGCGCTATCAAATTATCATATTCCGTATTTGACACTTTTATAGCTGCAGCAGGAATTGTATGTAATCCTTCAACAAGAAATGAATTGATTTGTTCGTCATAAAAATACATATTTTCTCCTAGTTTCCAATCGCTATCCATTTGGCATTATTAGCATCACTATCATATTTACCCTTATGAAAAAACCTTGTATTGCTAATATTAAAGATAATATAGTTTTCGTAGTTTCCTCCGCCATTAGGGGTGCCGATAACAGAAAAACATTGATGTGGAAATGCGATTGGGAAATTAACCCATCCACCGTTTGATATCCCCCATTGCATAATCAATCCATTTGGCAATTTACACCAGCCATTTCCAGATAAGTTTTGAGAAAAATTAGAATGTAGAACAGCTTCATTAAGAGATTTCCCATTCGCAGTGATAACATCCCCAGCGGAATTAAAGTTACCATTGTGCTCAAACACCCACTTTCTTTCGGCGCCATTGTCCTCAATGAGATGGATAATCCCAACACCAAACTGATTTCTTGCACCAGGCGTAGTGTATCCAAATGAAAATGCAGAACCCCATCCGTCCCCATTTATTACCTTACCTTTTAAGTATGGGAAATATGTATTTGAGCCATTAGCATTCCCCGCATCGATATAATAAGGTGCCACTGTTTGCCATTGGTGAACGTAGGCTCCATCGCCTCGTTTTTGACTCCCAAACCATTGAGCGCCAAGACCACTCTCAGCCGAAAAATTTACTCCATCAAAGCCAAATCGTTTTTTGGTTGCTCCATAGGCAATGTAGGCATCATTTGCATTGTCTGTTGTTTGCAATCCAACGGTATGTCCCATGTCAACGTCAATTAACTTTGTGTCATCACCAATTTGCACAAAGTTGTTATTGTTTGTTGGGTCATTGACGATAAGATTTGGCACGGTGAGATTACCTGTCATCGTATCGCCTGATTTAGATACTCGACCATTTGCATTATTATTTGCTGCATTTGCCGATGATTGTGCATTATCTGCCGCATTTTTCGCTTCCACGCCTTTGTCATAAGCCGTTTTAACCGCAGCACTCGTCGCAACATCATCTGCGCTGTTGCTATCTACGCGAGACGATTTTTTACTGTTTGGAATGTAATTTCCCAAATTACGCGTAATTGCATCAATAAATGCTTTTAAGCCTTTAATTGCTTTCGGCGTTGCAGCCATATCTTCGGCATCCGAATCATAGCCTGAAAATAATTTTACTATCCCCTTTTTAACTAAACTTGCGATAGGTAACTTGTGCGTATGACCCAATTTATCTTTAGTGTTTTCGGTTGTGTCATCTAATGTGAGCGGATTCATGCCTAAAAACGGCGATAGTAAACGGCGATCTGTTACATTACCTTGACTATCAATATCCGCAAGAATTTGCACATAGTGTTGGCGGTTTGCAGTATCTACATAATCCGCTTTTGATTGAGTGAGATACTTAATTTCGGTTTGGTATTCTCCCGTTACGGTGCAATGATGTACTAGATCGGCGTAAACTGAACATGGCAAATTATTTGCTGTGAGGTTATAAAGTGCGGATAAATCCATACGAACGCCTTCAACATAAGCATTGCCTGGTTGAATAGTAAATTGATTGCCTGTTTTACGTTTAACCAGAAAACTATCATCGAAAAATACTGCTCTGCCATACAGATCACGATTGGTTAAACGAATTTTTTCATCAAGTCCATGTAATCGCACGGTAAAATCAATTTGCCAAGTGTTCGCATTGACATTAATACCCGTCAGAGCTTTTGCGCCACTAAATTCTAAAAGAATATTGCGCGTAATACTGTTGCCTTGCACAGCGTTTTTATTACGGATTTTTTTCACTGTATCCGTTTGTACCGCAACGGCTAAAAGATTTTTAGAACGATTAATCAAACCAATAAAATTGAAATCAAAATCGCCTACTTCCGTACCAATCGTCACAGAATACACAACGGCATTTTCATTAATCACGCCACTTTGCGATACGGCTTGGCGATGTACAATTTGTGCCGATGTCGGCATAGTGAGATATTGCGCAAGATTGTTCTCGTTTAACCCTGGAATATTGGCGAAAATAAATTCATCAAACTGTACGGTGCCACGTGCAATAGTTTGTTCTGCAACGTAGCGTTCAAATTGTGGCGTAATTAAACTTGCCATAAATAAACCTCTTATTATTGTTATTGTCAGTTTACTTTCACGTAAAAACTTTGGTAATCGTGATTAAATTCGCCATGGTAAATCGTCACGCTTTCTTTCGTAATCACTTCAAAAGTGTAACGGCGACAAGTGCGGCCATATTTTCGAATAATTAAATTGAGTAATTCTGTTTTCTTTGCTAATTGTGAATCACTGATTCGAATTTTGATAACATCCCAATTTTCTCTGTCAAAACGTTCTTCAATTTCTACATAGCCAATGCCTAAGCGTTCAAAAATGCGGATAAAGCCCGCTTTACTGCCCGCATCTTTCGCATTTAAAAAGGCATATTTCACGCGCTTGCGGAATAGCTCTAACGGCTCACCCTCAAATCGTTCTACGTCGCGTTGATAGGCGATTAAATTTAAAATGCGTTCACTGCAGTGTTCTTCATCTAAAATATTGAAGGGAAATTTGACCGCACTTAAAACATAATCCCACCATTTTCCGAATAGCACGGCGATTTTGCTTAATTCGCCTTTATCCATCCAAAAGGGCAATTTTATTTTCATTTTCTCCCCTTACTTTTGGACTGTGACGGATAATTGCTGAATGCGTGGAATAGATAACTCGCTTTGAATATCACCTTGCCCCCACACGATAGAGGCAATTTCACTGATGTTATCGTGAATTTCCTCGCCCAATTTCGACCAGCTAAAACGGCTAAAAGGGTAAGTTCTTGTTACGCCATAATTATTATTTTCGCGAAATGCGCAGCGGATCATATTTTCCACTTGTTGCATGATTTCTTGTTTACGCACATCGCCGACAAAAATAGATGGCTGGAAGTAAATGGCGCACGTTAAATTATGTTTAGTTTCTGGCATGGCGTAGCAAATTAAATCGTCACCGTGTCCGTGAAAACCCTCGTCACGCACATGGCGATTGACTTTATCAATAAAGGGCTGACTGGTTACGCCAGTATCTAATAACAAATAAGCGTTTGCCGTACCTGGCCCACGTGGTGCATCATGTTTAAAATAAATTCTATCCACAGATAAGGCTGCGACTTTCGCAATCATGCCTTTGTAAACGCTGTCGATGTGGTGTTGCCCTACGCTCGAAAACTGCGTGCGGTAACGCTCACGTAATTCGTCGTTAGTTTCTCTGTCAGCACCTGGCGATGTAAGCCAATTTTCTAAATTTTCTACCGCACTTACCCCTGCAATAGACTCTGGCAAAATACGGTAATAACCTGCAGCCAAATTGAAATTTGCGCCAGCCTGCTCTGCGATTACTGGCACAGGCGCGCGCAACACACCTTTAGGAATAATGGTGTCTTGCGTGACAATCAAACGGAAAATCACATCATTAATACGCTCTGTCTGAATCACCGTGCCCGCTTTAATGGTGAGATCGGTTACATCGCTTTCTTTTGTAAAATGCACGACGCCTTCTGCTTTTGTTGCGGCTTTAAAATCTAAGCCCACTGCCCACGCTTGAATTTGTAACCAACTATCTTTTGCAGTTTTTACAAATAAATTCGGCAGAATTTCAGCAATTAAATGATCTGTCAGCCACTTCACGGGCTTAACAGCAATGGCAGTGATTAATCGCCAGAATGGGCTCATTCTGCTTGTGTTAGTAATTAAGCCTTCTTCTGAGGTTAAGCGTTCAAATTCTTGTCGGATTTGCGTTTCTTCCGTTGGCAATCCGCTTTCAGCTAACATTTGTTTAAAATTTTCACTCATTTAAACGTAACTCCAATTCATTAAGTCGCCCAAATTCATAAGTTTCAGCGGTAATAAATAACTGCCCTAAACGTTCTTCGCTAATGGAAACGGTACCTGGAATCAAGCGTACATCTTCTTCAACCAATAACACCATTTGCAAAATAATATCGTGGCGTAAAATGCGCGAACGCTCCGCGATAAGTTGTGTCGCCAATCCACTTTCTAAAATGGCGTGTTTAATATCTTGCGCAATAGATATTCGGTTATCGCAAATTAACGGCTGATTGCCGCTATCTAGCGTAATGTCTTCGCCCGTAATCAGTAAATCAAGGTAAAGTTTTTCCATTTATCACCCTGCGGCCAACTGTTCACGATTGCGCATTTCTTGCCATACTTTGTTTCCATCGTTGCTGTTGATGGTGACACCGCCGTAATTAATCGTTTTAGTGGTTTGTTGGTTTTGTGTAATAGCTTTGCTAACTGAACCGCTTGGCATTTTGGTGAATTGCGGTTGTGTTTGCTCGCTCAATTCAAATTTTGGCGAGGTGGTATTTAATGCGCCAAGCTGATTTTGCATTTGCAATGCTTGCGTACCGATAGATGCCCCCACGGCTGTCGCACTGCTTTGCATTGGTAAAGCGCCATCTTCCCATTTGGGGATCAGCGGGATATTAATGCCTGGCAATGAATTGGCTTTTTCAATGATAAAATTGATAACCGAAGTGAATGCATTGACGATACCTTTAAACGCATTTGAAAAGATATTGCCTAATTCTGATGCGATATTTAAGAAACTTTCAATTGGTTTGTTACTGTCCCAAAGTGCGGTTATCGCATTCCAACCTTCAGTCATGGCACCGATAGAAATCGCAAATACATCTGCCATAAACCCGAATGAACGTGCGACTAATTCCACGGCATTAAGCACAATATTAAATACGGCACCTAACGCATAGCCCATATCTACGCCGAATTGTTGGAAACTATATGCCGAATCGGATGCACTACCGAATAAGCCAATAATTTGCCCAATAGTTGAGCCGATGCGTTGCAATGCACTCCATACAATCCCAAAAGCAGAAAACAACGGCGCGAAAGATACACCAGCCATTTTAAATCCTTCGATAAAGCCAGCTATAAATGCCATAAATTGAGAACGGAATTTATAAATTACAATACCTAACCCAATCACAGCACTTACGACTAACATAACTGGGCTGACTAAGAAAGAAAATGCCACACCAATTGCCGAAACAATACCACTCATTAAGGTAAGTGCGGCTGTTAAACCGGTGAATCCAATTAATGCCCCCACGGCATAGCCAATCCAACGCGCAATATTCTTATAAGCCCTTAACCAATTTGTGAACTCTTGCCCCATGTCAGCAATGCTATTCATCACAGGCTCAAGTTTTGCAAGGATCTGTGTGCCAATGGCGATTTTGATATTTTGGAAAATGGCAGTAAATCGCATCCATGAGTCCGTTACCGTTTTTGATATTGCCATTGCATCATCAAGGGTTTTCATTTTGTCGATTTCAGCAATATCCGCTTTAAGTGTATCAATCTTCGGTAAAAGATTATTAATCACTTGTGCCGCCTCTTTAGTACCAAAGGCTTTTTGTAGTTCGTAAAGATTTTCTGAATTCAACTCGCCATATTTGCCTTTGATTTTTTCCAAAATATCAATCATCGGCAACATTTTTCCTTGAGAATCGAGGAAAGATAACCCAAGTTTTGATTGTGCTTTTACTGCGCCACTTAAAAAGGCAGCGTATTTTGTACCGGCTAACCCGCCTTCAAATACATTTTGCAAGTTACCAATAACGGCAAATTGTTCAGAAGTTTTAATGCCGTGGTCTTTCGCAGACGAACCCAAATTGGTGTAAGCCTGCATTAAGGATTCGCCCGATGATTTGAATTTATTTGCGGTAACGGTGGCTTGTGCTGAAATTTGCTCAACCCACTTTTCTTTACCAATTTTTGCCGCCTCGTCACCAAAAATACCGTATAACTGGGAAATATAAGAACCCATGGCTTTTACGTCTGAACCAGTGGCTTTGGCAAGAATGTTTGAGCTTTTAGAAAAGGCGACAAGTTCGCTATCGGTTAAACCGTCAATGGCACGCGCAATTTCATTCGTAGAACTCACCACATCAGTCGCCGCACCGCCATAGGTTGCGGAAAAATCAAGGGCAAAATCGGTGATTTTGTCTAATCCAGCTTGTTCGCGCCCAGTAGCTTTAATTTCATTAAGTGCACGGTTGAAATCAATGGCGGGATCTAGGGCGTTTTTCATCGCTGCCCCAGTAGCAATAATGCCTGCCGTACCTAAACCGATACGGCGCATCGCATCTTCACCACGCTTGCCTAAATCATCAATGGTCTTCATCACGCCTTTAAGTGGCGCGGAAAGCTGATCATTTAAGCTGATGATGTACTCAAGCCCCTGAATTGCCATTGTTTAACCCTAAAATACCTTGGCGATACCGCTTGCCACGGCATTTGCCTGTTGTTCGAAATACTGTTTATTTAGCCATATTGCGCGCGCTAAGTTGTAGTCGCTGTTATCTGCGTGTGGTAAATAGTGCATTCGTAGCGCAATAGCTTGCGATAAGCCATTGCGCTCTATGCTATCCACACGCGAGGCTAGTTTTTTACCGTAATATTAATTTTAGGTACTAATACCTCATTCACTTTTCCCGCAAGTAAACCTGCAAGACCCGGTACATTAATGATTGCTAATAAATCTTCTTTTTGCTCACGCGCTACAATCGCAAGTAGATAATCTTTGATTGGGGTCACCTTATTGTCAGTCGTAATGTCATTCATCATTTGATCATATGCGCTGTTGTCTCGGAGAAAAGTGAACTCAACCCCTTCAACATCGACTTTGACCGAATCTTTAAGATTGCCAGTAAGTTTATCTAACAAAGTTTGTGCGTTTGTTTTTTCCATTTTTAGTTTCCCTTTTGGTTTCTGTTTTGGTTATTAAAATCTTTAATACACTTGTCCATCGCCGTGTAAGCCGTGGTACAGGTTTCAATACGATCTAATGCCTGATTCAGCCCGTCAGCTAAATCGCCATTAGTTTTAATATTTACGCTTAACGGTCTACATTCGGTTGTTTGTGGGCAAATTAGCTGTAAATTATTTACTTGTGGCTCTTTGGTTGAGCACGCCAGCAACATCATCAGGCACGCGGCCATAAGTCCAAATTTTATTTTCTGCATTGTTTAGCACGTCCTTTAGTTGTTGCCGGCGTTGTTCGGCTTTTTTGTTAGCTTGATTGAGTTGATCGGTCAGTGCCGCATTTTGCGTTTCATACCGTTGCAACATCGCTTTGTTTTGTTCAATGGTTTGTTCACTTTGCTTTAATAAAAGTGCGGTCGATTCTGCTTGTTTTTTGTAGTGCAGAGTTGAGCCAATACAGCCCACAAACACGATCAAAAACGCACCGATAACCAAGAATTTAAAATTCATTATTCCCCCAGACAAATTGCCTTTTCTTTTGTGCGGCGCATTTGTAAGCCTTTTAATACTCGACCGCCCGATTTGTTGAAATCAGAAATGTGATTGCACATTAATGTCCAGTCTTGCGCTTTTGCCGCACGATAGATCGTTGTAGGCAATGTCATGCCGTGTTTTTTACTGTAATAGCGCTTGATATTGCCACAGCCTAAATTAAAGGCTAAAGACACCATGGCATCATATTGCCCTTGATTCATTTCTCTGCCGTTAAAATCGGCGTTGATACAATTTTCTGCCTCTTTAATGTTGCGACGTAAATCGGCGGCCACTTCGTCAATGGTCAAAACTTTACTTTTATCTACGTTGTGGGTATTGCCTACGCCATTCGTCCATACATCGGCAGGGCATTTATATGGATTGCGCACACAGCCTTCTAAATTAACAATCATATAAACTGCTTGTGGGCTGACTTCGTTTTGCAATTCTGCTGGCAAATCTTTTTGTTGAGCAAAAAAAGCAGTCGCAACAGCCGCCGCAGAACATAAAATCATTGCACCAAATTTTTTACTCATCACTAATTCCTAATTTTTTCGCCTCAATTTTTGCTGCCAACATTTTGTAGGCTAATTCATCTTTACGTGCTTGCACGTCTTCTTTGTATTTTCGGTAGGCAATCCATACTGATGCCGCACCAAATAAAATACCGAATATTGCTGCCCACTCATTTAGTGTAAGTCCTGATACAAAAGCAACGATAGATGCAACAAAAGGCTGAGTACTATCCATTCTGTTATTCATAATAAAAACACCTTAAAGCATTTAGGAAACTGACCGCACTTGCTTTTTTATAATTGTTGTACGTCAGAACGGCCAGCACCTAAATTCGGTTAACCGATAAGATCACGTGTATCTTCGTCAGATAAATAAGGCACACCATTAATGCGCACGAAATCTGGGCTTGTGACAAAATATTTCAATTTTTTTGTGCTTTTCGCACCGCCTTTTGGGTCGATGTTAAGCACATCAGTTAAAATAATTTTATTGCCGTAAGTTTCCACTTTGTCGCGCACACCACCACGCATCGCAAAGAAGGTAAAATCAACTTCCGGCAAGCTGCGATAACTGCCTGCACTAGCTGCCGCTTGTGATAATTTTTGAAAGTTTTTAGAATCAAGCTCAATTTCACCTTCTGCAGCTACGTCTCCGCTTACCCAACCATCAGGAATACCACGGGTTAAAGCCACAGCACTATTATCACTAATGGATAGATTCACTGATTCCACGTGGATCGGAAAGCCCATCATGTAGAAATCAAAACTCATTCCGCTAATTCGTTCCATTTATTAATCTCCCAATGTTTCTAAATCCAAGAAAATGTTTGCCGTAATATCTTTCGGGCAATCGTAAGGGCGTACTTTAATGTAAAGCGTTACCTTGGTTTTGCTGTGCCATACAATCGTAATGGCACCATCTTTTGGCGGCATACATTCACCTGGAAAATCTTTGCCGTTGATTGTTGCGGATTTACTCATATCGCGCATTGGTTTGGCAAAATAGCCCTGGTGATATGCCGTGCTTGACGTTGTAGAGTTAAATGAACGATCTGCAATCTTCGCAATCGCTAATAAACGCACTTTACGTGCCACTTTATCGACCACACGAACGTTCTCAATCACTTGATAATCTCCGCCTTCCACGTCTAACGTGCGACCGTCCGCCCAGTAATAACCGTCATAATCGGGATACCACATCGGCACAGAATAACGTGCAGTTTCAAGTGATTTTAAATGCGCAAGGGTAAGCTCATTGCCATCTTTGTCTAACGGTTTTTCGGCACTGCCTAGACTCACTAACGCACCTGTTTGTACCCGTGCAGGGCTATCTGCCACCGTCACGGCACGATTTGCCAAACGTCCTGCCAATACGCCCGCCTCATTGCCGAATAATAAAGGCACAAGGCAAACGTGATCGGCGACAATGGTTTGTTGCAAAGTGGTAAGTTTCTGCACATATTGATCCCATGTTTCACCATCAGATTGATCATGATTAATACCTTGTACAGCCTGGATGAAGAAAGTACGACGACCAAATTTAGCAAGTAGTTCTGCGTAGCATTCTTGCAATTTACCAATACTTGCTTTATCTACGCCTAAATATCTGGTATTGACACAATATTCAAAAGAGGCGATTTGATTGGCTTTTTTCACACATTCGACAAAGTCATAGCCGTCTTCTTGTGCAATATAAACATGCGCAAACCAGTTTTGCCCCGCATTAAGCATTGCCGCACGCACTTGTTTTTTTAAGTCTGTATCGGTTTCGCCAAATACTTTGTCAAAATCAGAATCGGGCGTTAATGCCAATAACTTTCCTTGATTAGTGGTGCCTACGCCAACAAATAATGCGTGGCGTTCAATTTCCTTGGTTTCGCCACTTAACTGATTAAGAGCGTTAATTTGTACAGATGGGAACATTCTTTATTGTCCTCTTATTGTTGTTATTAGAATTTGGTTATTTTATGGCTGTAAGTGATAGCCTGCCTTTTCAAAGCCTTTCAATAATTCTTCGGTAAGAATGTCAGCGTTTCGTTTTAGGTTTTCATCTAAAAATTCTCGCTTCGCCATTTTGTAAGAGGCTAAACCTCGCCGAATATTGATCCCTTTTTGTTTTTCCATCATTCGTATAATTAAACCAGCTTGTCCACGTGACATGGTTTGTCGAATGCTTTTTAAGCGCACTTTTTTATATTTTTGTTTACCTGTTTTGGTTTTCCCATTGCGCACTTGATAACCCAATTCTCTTAGCCGACGTGCTTGTTGTGGTGTTGCTGGCTGATTATTTTGTGCCAACAATTTTTCTAAGGCTTTTTTATCTTTTTCAGTTTGCTCAACAGGAACTTCTAAGCCATATTGGTGAATCGCGCGGACTTTTGCCCAATGAGAGTTTTTATAAAACAGTTTTCCTCGTTCGCCTTGTTGCTCTAATTTAGAATTTAAATTAGCCGCACTTTCTTTCAGCAACTTATTTTTACGCACGCCACCTTTTAATTTTTTCTTTCTAGGCGCCCAAGCTTTGCCCTCTGGCGATTGTTGATGAGTCACATTTTTTTCAGCATTCTTTTTTAATCGCCACAATACTTTTTGCATCACTTGATTACGCATTTTCGGCGTAAGACGTAAATACAGTAATGTGTGCTTTAATTTTTCTACCGTGCCAGGCTTCAGCCCCATTAAAATTTTCATTGTTCAACCGTCGCCACAACATCAATATATTCAGCCGTAAAGACTTCAATTTCATCTAAACGATAATTCACACCCTCAATTTTTAATTCGCCTTCGCTATCTTCCATTGCCGTCAGTGGCTCACGGAAAGCAATGGTAAAGATTAAATCCGCGGTGTTATCGTCGATAATATCTAAATCAAATGGGATTTCACTTTCATCCAATACATCACGCATTGGATCGTTTTCGTTTACCCACACTTGAATATGCGCCATTAGATAAGCGGGGGAAATTTCGTTGAATGGCAAAGCCTCAAAGTGAAATACGCCGTTATAGGAAAGGTGACACACTTCAAGACCGTTTTCGGTCACTTGTCGCCCTTCATTCAATAATTTGCCGTCTTCAATCCAGCTGTAAAAATTCCCGTGGTAACGTTTCGGCAGCTTGGTAAGCAAAAAATCTGTTAATTGCTGATACAACATCTTTTTTACAGCAGCCATACCGATCCCCTTTTTTTACCTTTCAATGTGCGGATAGCGTGGGTTGCTTCTGCCAATAGGCTTTTTTGCTCGGCCACGTATTCGCGGTTTTGGTGAATTTCACGTCCCGAAAGGGTGTTAAATTCTGGGAGTAACTCCGCTTTGGCGCGAGCAAATACCGCTTTTTTATAAAGGGTTTCGGCATAATTTTCGCCATTAATCCACTGTGTTGAAATTTCTTGCACAGAATTGACCGCACTTTTACGGTGATTTTCTTCAACCTCGGCAAGATCCAAATTAACGCCTTGCATAGCGGCAATGAGTGCTGTTTTCACCATTTCCACAGGGATTTGCAACGGAATGGCGCGTTGCTTTTGAAACTCATCAACATAAATATCCGACCAAAAGCCGTTATTGGTGATGACAGTGTCATCATAATCTTGCGTTCTGCCGTTAAACATTATCTTCCTCGCTGTTTTGGAGTTGGCGGGCAGTGAGTTTTTCAATAACAAGATCAAAATCAATTTGGCTTGGTTCCAAACTCAAGCCCGCCACTTGGGGAAGACGGTTCGGGTCGTAATCGCCCGATTTTGCCAATGCGTTTAAACGCATGACACAACGCTCAATCATATTTTTTACACCCGCTTTCTGATTGAGTTGGAAAGCGCGGTTACATAATTGAATAGCTAGCACAAGTGTTTCGGCATCATCAATGCCACTGGCTTGTACTTTGCCTTGTGGACTGCGTAAAAGCAGTGCCGCCGCTAATTTGAGCCACTTCGCCGTGACAATTTCGTGCAACTTCCACAGGGTCGCCACGTTTTTAAAAGTTTGTGTAAAATATGGGTCCACGGATTGACCCGCTGCGGCGGTTTTATCGGTCCAGTTGTAAATTTGGTCTGCGACAAAGTTTGGCAATGTGGTTTGCCACCCTTGCGGCATAGATTGATTTTGCTCAATTGCTTTTTCAGCCAATGACAAGGCTCGGTCAAAATCAGCAATGTCAAACAAATACACAATGCAATAAACCAAGTAATCATTCTGATAAATTGCCCCTTTATCTAAATATTCATTCACAAAGGGCAACCACTTTGGCAAAAAGCGGTTGCGTTTGTAAGCTAATTTTTCGGCACGTGTTGGGAATGCGCGCACCGCATTAACATCGTTTTGTAAGGCAATTTCAAGCACGGCATAATCATTACCGTGAGTCGCAACCGCACTTTTTTGTGTGTTGCTCTCTGATACTTGATTAATGTCTGCTAGTGCCTGCATTTGACGTTGAAAATCTCGCATTCCCATTTGTGGTTAGTTCCTATGCTTCACCATTTAATTTGACTTTGGTGTGGTCGATAGCGGTCATTAAACCTAAATCTTCCACAACATAGCCTTCTTGACGATAATAAGATGTCACCACACCTTTTTTATCTTCATCGTTGCGCAAAGAGCGACGTACACTTTCAGCTTCAGTGTACACACTTAAGTTTTTAAGCGTTGTCACAGCTGCAGCGCGTGCCGGGAAGTTTGGTGGGGTAATGGCATTCATGCCACCGAATGAACCCATTAAGTTATGTGAACCTAATGCGGCTTTTTCGGTAGGGGTTAAACCATGTTTTTTCTGAATGAGTTTCGTTTCTTTGCTGACTAAATCAGCACCAACAAGGAAGACTAAATCATTTCGGTTTTGATGACGGAAATCTAAGCCTTGTTTTAAGTCAAAGGCTAAATCATCAAGATTCGCATAATCCGCGTTATCGCCAAAAATGGTAATTTTGCCTGATGATTTTGTAGATTCGGTCATGAAGTTGGCCGCACGTTGTTCTTGTAAAAGTTTCAACCAGCCTTTATTCACATCAGACAAATCTGCTTTAGTTGTATTATCTGCTACGCTTTGACCGTTCCAGCCAATTTGCAAGATGTCTAATGCAACTTGGTTTTGGAAATATTCGCTATAAAGCTCAACAAGACGATCCTTGAAAATGGCGAACGAATCGAATAATGCCCATGGCACAATAATGCCACTGTCCGTTTCCGCTAATTCAAAGCCATTTTGTGTATGATCAAGATTAGCCAGATTACGACCAGTTTGTTTACGACCAGTCACACCTTTTTCTGTTGCACCAAATAATTTTTGACCCTTCGTATGTGCTACCTGAATCATATTAATTTGTTTCAAGAAATCGGAACGTTGTTGAATATTTTCGACTAACATTGCTGCTTCAGGTGCTTTAAGTGCAAAACTTTCTCCGCGCAACACCGAATCAAGAGGTTGATTAAAGTGTTTCGCTAATGCTGCCGCTAAGGCGTAATACGCTTGTTTGTTCATTTTTTAGAATCCTTTTGATAAGTCGATGTTGTAGCCGTTTAAGCTATAAACATTTTCGTTTTCAACGGTTGGCACACCATTTGGCACAATGGTTTGTTCTTGGCTTAATGCGTTGAATTTTTGATCTAACGCCTGCACCGTGGTTAAAAGCTGATTGAACTGTTCCGCTGTTACGGCTTGTGATGGTTCATCTTTTTTTTCTTCCGGTTTGTTTTCCGGTTCTTTGGTTTCAGGTTTGGCTGAAAAATGGTTGTCAATTTTCTTGCCTAAACCGTCAAACGCTTCTAGCAATTTTGCAAATTGTTCTGCGTTCATTACATCATCCTCTTTATTATTTTTGTTAGTGGGAGTCGGTTTTTCTTCTTCTATTTTGTCAGAAGATGAAAATAACTTTTTAAAAACATTCGCTAAAGTGCGTAATGCTTTTTCTTCTTCAACATCTTCTTTTGCGGAAAAATCTACTTTGATAAATTCACCGCAAACACTGCCTTTTTGTTCAACATTGAAAAATTTTAATTCTGTGGTACCTACGGATGCTGGGGAATCGGTTACACCTAAACCTGATAAGTAGGCTTTTCCGCTGTTGCGGAAATTCGGGGTAATTTCAATACTGGTGAATAAGTATTGTCCTGCACGGTTGTATTCGATTAATTCTTTATTGGGTGCGATGATGGCAAAAAGTTGAGTTTCGCCTTTTTCATTTTCTTCGGCTTTTAGCTCAATGACCTGCCCCATGTTGAACCAACGACGATGTTCTGGCCATAAATTCGCGGTGTAGTGTTCTGGATCGTAGGTTTCTGCCATTTCGTGCAATTCTTGAGCGGTGATTTGGCGACCGTCCACGGTGTAGCCTGATGTGGCGATACAAATAAAATCAGTTTTTAGTTTTGATTTGTTCATTTTAGAAATGCCTGTGTTTCGCTTTGTTTGCGTAAGTGCCGCCATTTTTGCCGATCTCTTTTTCAAAATCACGGATCAAAACTTGGATATGTTCGGATAGGAGTTATTTCAGTTCTATATCCGAATATATCCAAATCTTGCCATTAAATTTTTGCTGTTTTTGTTGCCACAATACGTCCAACAAAACAACAGCAAGATAAAAGATGACGGAATCAAAGCTAAGAAAAAGAAAAACAAAACGCTACGATGACGAAGTGATTTATGCGGCAAAGTTTTTATATTTAAAAAAATATACACCGAAAGAGATCGCTGAAGAATTAGGTTTAAATAGCACACGCCCGATTTATTACTGGGCAGAAAAATACAACTGGCGCAATTTAATCAGCGAAAGCGGGATTGAAGAATTAATTGCGTTACGCATTATTACGCTGACAGAACGTGAAAACAAAAGTGATCAAGAAATCAAAGAACTTGAAGCTCTAATCGACAAAGATATTCAGTATAAAAAGCAACGTGCCGCAACGGTAGCTAAAGTGACAGCAAAAAGTGCGGTCAATTCTGCTGATGTTTCCGGTAGTGAGCACTTTGCCGATAGTGGTGACAGAGATGAACGCAAAAAGAAAAAACGGGTGAAGAATGATATTTCCCACGTTACGCCCGAAATGTGCCAGCCGTTTATTGATTCTTTGTTTGATTATCAAAAACACATCCGCGCCAACAAGCATCACGATGTGCGAAATATTCTGAAATCGCGCCAAATTGGGGCGACCTATTATTTTAGTTTTGAGGCATTGGAAGATGCGATTTTCAGCGGCGACAATCAAATATTTTTATCAGCTAGTAAGCGACAAGCGGAAATCTTTAAAAACTACATTGTGAAAATGGCACGGGAATATTTTGGTGTTGAACTGACTGGCAACCCGATTATTTTAAGCAATGGCGCGGAACTGCATTTTTTATCGACCAACAAAAACACGTCACAGGGTAATAGTGGTCATGTGTATGGCGATGAATACGCATGGGTTCGCGATTTCCAACGATTCAATGATGTGGCTTCTGCGATGGCAACACACGTGAAATGGCGCGAAACCTATTTCAGCACACCGTCTTCCAAATTCCATGAATCTTATTCGTTCTGGAGTGGTGACAACTGGCGAGATGGCGACCCTAAACGCAAAAACATTCCATTCCCCACCTTTGCAGAATTGCGCGACGGTGGGCGACTTTGTCCCGATGGTCAGTGGCGTTATGTGGTAACCATTGAAGACGCCCTAAAAGGCGGTGCAGATACGTTATTTAATATTGAGAAACTGAAACAACGCTATAGCAAATATGCGTTCAATCAGCTTTATATGTGCGTTTGGATTGATGATGCAGATTCTATTTTCACCGTTCATCAACTTTTAAAATGTGGTGTAGATGCTACGAAATGGAAAGATTTTAACCCGAAATCTGAACGCCCATTTGGCGATCGCGAAGTCTGGGGCGGATTCGACCCCGCACACAGTGGTGATGGTGCTAGTTTTGTAATTATTGCCCCGCCTGCGTTACCCGGTGAAAAATATCGCTTGCTCGAACGGCATCAATGGCATGGGCTATCTTATGTGTATCAAGCGAACCAAATTCGTGCACTTTATGAAAAATACAATATGACTTACATCGGCATTGATGCGACTGGCGTGGGGTATGGGGTTTATGAACTGGTGAAAGAATTTGCCCGCCGCGCCGCCACTGCCATTATTTACAATCCCGAAAGTAAAACAGGCATGGTGCTGAAAGTGCATGATTTAGTTGAGCATGGGCAAATTGAGTGGAGCGAAGAAGAATTGGATATTGTGCCTAGCTTTTTAATGATTAAGCACCAATCAACAAAATCTGGCAATACGATGACGTTCACCGCTGAACGAACAGTCAAAACACAACATGCCGATGTGTTTTTTGCGATTTGTAATGCTATTAATAAAAAATCTTTAAGTGATAAACCGCGCAAACGTCGTGGATGGAGTGTATTAAGTGGAAACTAATGTAAAAAAAGACAGTAAAAAAGGGATTTTTATTGCACCGATAAATGACCGCACTTTTTCCTTGAGTGAACTCACAGCCTCACCCGCATTGGATTATGTCGGTATTGGCTTTGATGAAAATTATAACTGCTATTTGCCCCCAGTGAATCGTCATGCACTGGCTAAACTACCTCATCAAAATGCACAACATGGGGGAATTCTGCATAGTCGTGCCAATATGGTGAGCGCCCTCTACGAAGGCGGCAAAGCATTATCTCGTATGGATATGCGCGCACTTTGCCTTAACTTAATTCAGTTTGGTGATGTGGGGCTTTTAAAAGTACGTAATGGGTTTGGGCAAGTAGTACGTTTAGTTCCACTTTCCAGCCTTTATTTGCGCGTGCGCAAAGATGGCGGCTATTCGTATTTGATGAAAAAGTCACTTTATGACACAGCACAAGAAATCTACCGCTATGATGCGAAAGATATTATCTTCATTAAACTTTACGACCCTATGCAACAAGTTTATGGATCGCCCGATTATGTAGGCGGTATCCAATCTGCACTATTAAACTCTGATGCTACTGTATTCCGACGCCGCTATTTCAGCAACGGGGCACACATGGGCTTTATTTTGTACTCCACGGATCCCGACTTAACCGAAGAAATGGAAGAAGAGATCGCAAGAAAGATCAGTGAATCTAAGGGGGTTGGAAACTTCCGTTCCATGTTTGTTAATATTGCGGGCGGTCATCCTGACGGGTTAAAAGTGATTCCGATTGGCGACACAGGGACAAAAGATGAATTTGCGAATATCAAAAACATCTCTGCACAAGATGTGCTAACCGCACACCGATTCCCGGCTGGTTTAAGTGGTATCATCCCGACAAATACAGGCGGACTTGGTGATCCGTTGAAATATCGTGAGGTTTATCATTATGACGAGGTTATGCCACTGCAGGAGATCATAGCAGAAACGATCAATTGCGACCCTGAAATTAAACATTTACTAAAAATCAAGTTCCGAGAACAAAATTTTAGCAAATAAATTTACGCTCAAAGACTATACAAAATAACAGTGTTATATATAATTATAGTTATATGGTAATTTGTGGATTTTGGGGAAAATGGCAAGAACAACAGATATTTACTGCACTGTTTGCAATTCAAAATCAGTAATTGAAAGATCTGAACGCATACACAGTGAATTTACTCGCTATTATTGTGCATGCAAGAATCCCCTATGCGGACACCGCTTTGTAATGAATATGGAATTTGGCCACACAACACGAAGTAGCAAATTAACTAAAGATAAATTACTTGAATTAGTTTTAAGTAAACTTTCAGATGACGAAAAAGCCAATTTAAGAAAAATATTAGATGATGAAAAAAGCCGCTAGAAATAGCGGCTTTGTTTTTATGCAGTAAGCAACTTATTTGTGGCAATCTGTGCCAAAAAGTTGCTTCTATTTTTATATTCGGGATGTGTTGCCACAAAATTATCAATGCGTTTAATTAGAAGACTAGGCAAGGTTACATTGATTTTTTCAGCTTTCCCCATTAGATGAGTTAAATCTACATCCACAAAACTAAACGTAAAGCCTTCATATTCTGGATTTTTAACGTGCTCTTGTAATGATGTTGGATGTGGAATTTCCTCTCCATCTTCTAACATGCCTTCAATATGGAAAGTAATTGCCTCTTTTGCGTTGATGAATGCTTCTTCTAATGTATCACCAGCTGAAAAACAGCCTGGTACATCAGGCACAACCACACCGTATGCGTGATTTTCATCGCCCATTTCTATTCCGATTGGGTATAACATATGATTAATCCTATAAATAAAATGTAATAAATAAAAAGTAAAAATCGAATAATGTTAAAAATATCTTTAATAAAGGGGGATTTTTAAATCCCCGCTTGCTTTAATATTGATTTTACCGTTTTTATTGGTAAATCCTTTTTGGGATGTGGAACTGTAACTCGTCCTTTCTTTGTTGGATGCTTAAATTGATGGTGACTACCGACAACATTTACAAGATACCAACCGTCATCCTCAATTTGTTTAATTATTTTTGCACTATTCATTTACCCTCTTTCTCATTAACTTACAGGGTTATTATAACCCCACATCTTTTAGTTTTCAAGTTTTTTTTAGAGTTATACGGGTTATTTTTTATTATTTAATTCTTTCATCGTATGCAATGAAACATAAGACGATTTCAAACTGCCGTAAGGTGCTTTTGGTTCAAATAGCACCAGCATTTGCGGTTTGTTGTTTTGGTCTGTTTCCTCGCCTGTTTCATTATTGATGAAAGGGATCCGTGAATTGGTGATATAGACGATTTCTTTTGCATTACGCACACACATATCGAACCATTTTGTAGAACCGTCCACGTTAAGCAACATCACCACCGTTTTGTTATGCAGCACACTTTGCTGAATAGCACGTAAGACAAATGGCAACGGGTTACTATAAGGCGGATTCATCCAACAGTAACGCCCTTGCCAATCTGATGTTAACGTGTTTTGTTCTGGGCTGATAAAGTTTTTCACTTTAGTGTTATGTTCCATAGCGCAAGCATCTAAATCAAATTTGATATTGAAATATTGTTCCGCATAATGGAAAACCCACCAAGGTGTAGCCCATAAGTCTTTATCTGATTTTTTTGTGTTGGATTTATTCATTTATTTTTCCTTTGATTTATCTTTAACTTTACAAACAAGCGGATTATTATTTTGATTCTACTGCCACAACAACATGACCGTTATCTGTGACTAAATAACCAACATTGTGAATACATATTTCATTGATTATTACATCAGGATAATTCGAATACTTGTCTAAAATACCACCAGAAAACGGAACAATATATTTTTCTGCCAAACAAGGAAAAGCCATTAATATTGCAAACAGTATCATTAATTTTTTCATGATTATTTAAACCCTATTTATATTCACTTGCTTTCACAACCCGAAAATTATCCACATATCTAATTTTTTCGCTGTTTGGATGTGACCAGCGATAACCAAACACTTTAATTTTTAGTCTTCCATCTGGCATTTTCTTTAATATATTACAATGCATTAAAAAATATATTTTTGAACGACTATTAAGCGAATGTTCACACGTAAAATAATGTTCCCCATCCCATTCTTTAGGTTGTTCTTTACAAATTCTGTAACCCATACATACCCCTAAAGAATACACAACACCCACATAAACATCCCAATAATCCCGCCAATCATTCCACTGGCAAGCCCTAAGAATATTTCGCCGCATCGTTCGATTACGATTTGGCGCTTGATATTAATCACTTGTTCTAAAACATAGGCTTTTAAATTAATGGCGTTTTCTCCGTGAATAGATAGCTGCGCTCTTAATAGGTGAACGCGTTCCTCTAAATATTCGATAGTTTCTTGCAATTCCGCATTAATTTGACTGCACTTTTCCGCACGTTTTGCCGCCATAATTTGGCGAATTTGTTTCTGTTTTCTTTTATTCATTTGCGTTTTCTCCTATTGAATACGTTGTTTTTTATGAAAATCTTTGAGTTTTTGAAGGTTTCTTGGCACAGGGGAAAGCAACGTCATCATATTTTGATTCCGTTTCACTAACTGCACATCGTTTTCGGTGAGTTCTAAGGCTGTATATTTATCTATGGTTAGCCGTTTGTACTTGAATAAATAGTCTAATTTTTGTGCGCTAAGTGGTGCGCAGATCGGTTGTGTCAGTAATTTGATCTTTTGCTCAAGAATTGAGCGGTTACAGTTACTGACACAAGTCCAAGGCGCACTGCGTGCGCTATTGTTAGCGGTTGAGCTACGCTCAACCATAGATTCAGTGCGTTGTGCAAAATCTTGTGGGCGTTTTTTAATTTGCCATTTTTTGGTGCGTGAGATGACTTGTTTAAGACTAAATCGGTTAGCCAGCCCAATAATGGCTTTACGCTGTTCACCATATTTATTCGCTGGCTTGGTTTCATAATCTAGCTTGATGGGTTGATCAGTACGTTTAGCAAGTGCACCGCCTTGAATATCCATGTAGGCGGCATAATCATTTGCTATACCTGCTGCAGCTTGGGCTTTATTGATAATTTCATCATCGGCTTGACCACTGATTAATCGGCGCAATTCGCGCCAAACAGAAATTGATGCGCCACCGTAGAACTGGAACTGACGAATGCCCCAACGGCTCGCCCATGCACGAACGCGCAAGGCGTTGTCGTGTAGGTTTAGTGTCGGGTCTTCGTCTGATACTTCGCCTGCAAGGGCGAAACCGTCAATATTTTTCGCAATGTATTTGGCAATGTAAGCCGTTGCACTGCCTTTTGCTTTATCGCATTCTTCCACTTTGCAACGGTGTTCTGCTGCGCCTTTTTCATTGCCGTCTAACTCTAGGGCCTTTTGTTTAAATAAGCGGATGACTTCTTCTTTATGTTCTGCTGGCACATAAGCTAGCGCATGCCAGTGTGGCGTGCCGTCTTTGTGCGGCTCTGCCACACGCATACCGTAAAATTTAATATTACGTTTCGACAATAACGCGCGGAACTGTTGCCACACTTTATTCAGATAGTTTTGTGTCTCGCGCGGATTCACCCCCGACCATTTTTTGTTGCCGTTTCCTGCGTGGAATGATGATGGCGCAGTGAGGGTTAAAAATAAGGCTTCATTGTTGTTTTCTTCTGCCCATTCTTCCAAGCCACGCAAGCGCACCATCATTTCATTACGACGTAATGCTGGGTTAGATGATGATTTTAAGAACATATCGAAAAGTTCGACCTGTTCTTCTGGGTTGTCGATGTTTTCAATAATCATGGCGCGCAAGTAATCGTGATTCTTACGTTGTTGGAGTTGCCATTCCTGAAAACTTTGATTAGAGATATAACTGGCGGCATTGGCGCGCACCTCGCCACAGGCAATGGCAACGTGTTCAACCATTCTGCGTTGCGTGGTGCGCATTTGCTTAAACCACCATTTTTCGCACGTAAGGCGAATTAAAGTGCTATCAATATGTTCGGACCTGATGCGTTTGTCATTTTCTATTTTTTCCCAGTGAGGGATTTTGAAACCCGCAGAAAGGGCAATTTCGCCACACCATTTATAGAGCTGATAGAAATAGCCTTGAATATCGTCCTCATTGTCGCTTTCAATGCCATTTTTTAAAAAGTGGGTGCAATCAAATTGGAATTGCGTGAATGCTGTGGCAATTTGGTATGCCATCGCTTTCAGCTTACTTTCGGTGATTAAGTAGAAAGGTAGTTGTTTTTGCTTTTGCTGGATACCGAATACTTGAAAACGGAATCCGCTGTAATGCAACTCGTTATAGTGTTTTGCGAGTTCTTCACGTGTTGACACAGTGGAGAACTGCACAGCTTGTTGCATTTCATCTTTAACAGATAGCAGCCATTGTGGTGTATTGATGAACGCTTGCAAAAAATCGACGTTCACGTTGTACTGTGAAAAGACTTTTTGTAAACGCACATCTAAAACATCGCGTAAATAATCATTAGCGTGGCGGCGTTGTTTATTGCCGATGGCAAAAGCAATCGAGCCATCGTCTTTTACTGAACGATAGGCTTTAATATAAAGTTTGCGGAAATATTCACGCTGACGTTGGCGTGGTAGGTTTTCAAGTTTTTGTTCGATAAACTCAAAATCAGCTGGATTAGTGGCAAACAACTCCAACTGCAGTGGTGTGTAACAGCTTTCGTCAAAAGGCAGAAAAGTGCGGTCAAATTTATGCCCATTCTCTGCCGCTTGATGGCGTTCACAGGCAACCGCCGCCATGTGTGCATTTTTGGCGGTGACGGTGTTGTCGCGTTGCTGTTCCCACATTTTCGTATTCACTTTTAACTTTTTATGATTTAAATTCATCTAAATAAAATTTAGATGAATAGAACTAATGATGATAGATAAAAAAAGTGTTTATGCCTGCGCATAAGTGGCTTGAATTTCGGTGATGCGTTTTACTTCTGCGTAGATTTCTTCTAATTTTTTAGCGACGTCAGATAGCGCATTTATATCATCCCCCATCAATTCACAAAGAATGAGCGTATCAACCACCGCGAATAAGTCTTTACAAACTTTCCCGCCAACTCGTTCATAAGTGCCATTTTCTTGTAGTTCAATTTTGTAAAGAATGTACTTTCCAGTATCGCTCACCTTGATACTGTAGCGATTTGATAATTCGATAAAATGTTCTTGCATAATAAAATCTCCTTAATGAGCCAGCTCTTCGGCTTTCTTGGTTAAATACCCTACGTTATCTAATGCAATTACCATCTTGTGATAGATGGCACTTGCAGCAATTTCATTTTGTTGTCTTTTAAACAACTCCCATTTTGTGCGATAAATCCAATATTTGTTTCGCCACTTTTTAGCCGCTTTTAAGCAGTTTGCAGTACTTGGTTTATTTTCCATTATTTCCCCCTTGTGTGTGGGTCGATATTGTAAAAATCACGACGGGTTAAAGCTCGCGGAAAAGGCGTGCGAAGTGCTGACATGGCGTGAAAGGCTTTGGTTAATTTATCAATCCCTTTTTCGTTGTAATGCCATAACTTATCGCCAGTCAGATCGGGCGAGATGTAATCTTCAAAAGGTTCAATGTCGGCTAAGGCTTTTAACATCGCTTTTTGCTCATCGGAAAGATGATTAAAAGCACGTTCAGTGGGATATTTACTCAAGCCCATTTCATGCAAAGTTTCTTCGCTATTTCTTGCTTTCGACATGGGCACACCGTTTAAACGATGCCATTTTTCTACCGCACTTTCGTTTTCAGACACATACATTGCCGCGCCCTCGCTTTTTTATTTACCTGTTTTGTTGTATGCTTGCCTTAAATTGAATAAACGATTACTTAATTTAAGGATTTCAGAAGATGAACGATCAGATGCAAAAAACGCTTCAAAATATGCAAGCACAGATTCATCAGCAGCATTTACAACTGGCACTTCAAGAAAGCGTGATGGGTTGCTTGTTGCGTGGACTTTCTCGCCACCCTGATTTACTTGATGATGTAGAGAATGAGTTTCACGCGCTGATTGACGCAACTGTAAAAAAATCGCCCGAATTGTTTGATGTGCTTGTTCCTTATCTTGAGAAATTGGCGCACAGGGACTCTGATTAGTGATACTTTCCCACCATTCTTTAACCCAAAAACTTAACGCACTATGAGGAGTGACCCATGGTTTACAAGACGGAATTTGATGAAACGGCTGCCGAGCTTTGCGCATTTCAATTAATATTTTTGAAAGTGCGCGAAATTCTGAATGCTGAGCAAAAACAAAATCAAGCGGCACTAATTGAGAAAGGAAACGCGCTAGCGATTTATAAAGTGAGTAGTCAGCCGTCGGATCAGCTAATAGAACATATGCAAGATGACGTGCACACGAAGCTTTTAAACGTGCTAGATGCGTTATTTCTGCAACTGACAGATACGCAAGTGATGATTTTGCGTGATTACATTGAAGAAGTTGATGAGCTTTCAGAGCAGTGCTTAGACGATTCAGAATACTTTCAAGCTCAGATTTATGATGATGTGTCGATACGTTTAACGATGTGGTTGGATTTAGATTAGTCATTGTCTTCCCCTTATAACTAAAATCTTTTGGAAACTAACCGCACTTTTGTGCGGTTTTTTATTCTTGTTTTGCCGCCTGTTTGGCAATTGCGATGAGATTAACTAACACTGATCCCCTTTCCGCTTTTTTATCTGCGATGGGTAGTTCTCCCGCTGCTCTCATCTTTCGCACCTTGTCTAACGAAAGCCCGGTAAGCTCGGCATATTTCTTTAATGTGACATAAGGCGCGTGGATCTGTACATTTATACAAATTGCATTTTGGCTGTTCATTGCTTAAACTTCCCCTTGTTAAATATTGGTATATATTGATTTATGGCTCATTTGCGTAATTATAATATTATGGCTCATTTGAGAATGTCAATATGAATTTATGGCTCATTTTATGAATAATTTAGAATTGATTGGCGGAAAGGATGTCATTGACCGCATTCAAAAAGCATATGGATTTGCAAAAAGAAAAGATTTAGGCGAACACCTCGGGATCTCACCCAGCACGTTTAGCACTTGGGTTTCTCGTAGTTTTTTCCCTGCAGAATTAGTGATCCGTTGCGTGAAAGAAACGGGTGCAAGATTGGATTATGTGGCCTATGGAAATGAACCGATTTTCGACAATTCAGACGACCTGAAATATTTTCATGCAATAAAGCTGGAAAGCGGAAAATCTTTCATAATGGAAAATAAACCCTTTCTTTTGCCTTACTTACCGAATTTAGAAAGCCGTGAAAACTATGACAAAGTGTTTCGTATTGATGAAGACAATCACACCTACTTTGCCACTAGCGATTACGGCAATCTAGTGGATGGCGAATACTTCGTCATCGTCGAAAACTCCCATCTTATCCGTTATATCACTGTGCTACCTGCGGGGAAAATCCGTGTAGACGGCGGCAAATTCAGTTTTGAATGTGAATTAAGTGATATTGATGTGGTGGGGAAGGTGATTCTTAAAATGGAGAAAATGTGATGAAAAAATTAATTTCAACAGTTTTAATTGCAAGTGCTTTCTTTATGGTTGCCAATATGGCAGATGCACGTGGGCGTGAGCCTTGCTCAGGTAAAAAAGGCGGCGTTTCGCATTGTTCCGGTGGCAAGTTTATTTGTAATGATGGATCGGTTTCTCGTTCTAAGAAAATTTGCAGATAGTTTTAATTAAATATTTAAATGGAAAATTCTTATGGCTTACACTTATAAAATGGTTCAAATTCCACCAAATATTGAAGTGAATAAAAAAGAAAAACACAATGCAGCGGCCTACTATTTGCAAAATGTTGTCAATGAATACGCTGAGGATGGCTGGGAGTTTTTACGTGTAGATGAAATTGGTGTACAAGAAAAACCAGGCTGTTTAGCTGCGCTATTTGGACAAAAATCATTTCCTGTAAATTATTACGTGATCACATTTAGAAAACCTGTGTAATGGTTTGGCTTAGCATTCAATTCATTTTGTTTTATCAACGAATAGCACCGCGTGAACTTCGTGGTGCTTGTCGTTTTACGCCTACTTGTTCAAATTACGCTATTTTAGCCTTGCAGAAATACGGTTTTTGGAAAGGTTGGAAAATGGCGTTAAATCGTTTAGGACGCTGTAAATATCCAAATAATGGGGAAGATTTACCGTAATGAGACATCTATTTAACGCATTAAAAGAACATTGGCAAATCTACCTTGGATTATTTTTAGGGCTTGTTATTGGTTTATTAGTTGGCATCGGCTTTGCTGATTGGAAATCTTTGGTTAAAGCGTTTGATTCTAAAGTTACGGATTGGATTAGTTCGTTAAGTACCTTGCTTGGGGTTTGTATTGCTTGGGTTGCAGCAAATTCTTGGAAGCAACAAAAAATGCCTGATTTCAAAAAAAAGTTACTTGATGATCTTTTATCATTTGAAAAACTCTTTTTTGTTTATTTATACAACCTTGAAAAACTCAAAAATAATCGTAATTTGTTTGAAATAGAATCAATTTCTAGTTTAGCAGTTCTAGAAATTGATTTTGAATCAGCTAAATTTTTTGACTACACACTCAGTACCAAACTTCTCGAAAAACTAGAAGAAATGTGGAAAACATTAAATAAAATTTTTTCACAAGAAGAGAACCTATCAATAGATGATAAAGAACTAAGCTCTATATTAAGAGAGCTAATATCTATAGGCACTAAATGTGAAGAAATAATCTTAGATAAAGATGGCAATTCGTAAAGACACTAAAAACGGAAAATGGCTTGCAGAAGTTTATGTAAACGGCAAGCGATCACGCAAATGGTTTTTAACCAAAGGCGATGCGCTACGTTTTTACAATCAAGCCAAAGAACAAACGACAAGTGCGGTTGATTCTGTACAAGTTTTGGAATCAAACGACTTGCCCGCGCTAAGTTTTTACGTGCAAGAATGGTTTGACGTGCATGGCAAAACGCTGTCTGATGGTGAGGCACGTTTAGCCAAATTGAAAAACTTATGCGCAAACTTGGGCGACCCGCCCGCCAATGAATTTAATGCAGAAATCTTTGCCGACTACCGCAAACGCCGCCTTGATGGTGAGTTTTCAGTAAACAAAAACAATCCCCCGAAAGAAGCTACGGTAAACCGTGAACATGCTTACTTGCGAGCAGTGTTTAACGAACTGAAATCATTGCGAAAGTGGACAGCTGAAAATCCCCTTGATGGTGTGCGCTTATTTAAAGAACGAGAAACAGAATTAGCGTTTTTATATGAGCGGGATATTTACCGTTTATTAGTTGAGTGCGATAACTCTCGAAATCCTGATTTGGGCCTAATTGTCCGAATTTGCCTAGCAACTGGTGCACGTTGGAGTGAAGCTGAAACGCTCACCCAATCACAAGTAATGCCGTATAAAATCACATTCGTGAATACTAAATCAAAGAAAAATCGGACCGTGCCTATCAGCAAAGAATTGTTTGAGATGTTGCCGAAAAAGCGTGGCAGATTATTTAATGATGCTTACGAATCCTTTGAAAATGCGGTTTTGCGTGCTGAAATTGAGTTACCCAAAGGGCAACTAACCCACGTTTTGCGCCATACGTTCGCCAGCCATTTTATGATGAACGGTGGGAATATTTTAGTGTTGAAAGAAATTCTAGGACACTCAACCATTGAAATGACAATGCGTTATGCACACTTTGCCCCATCACATTTAGAAAGTGCGGTTAAGTTAAATCCTCTTTTCAATCCCGCTCAATAAAGGGATTCATTTTTAAAGAATCCCTTGTACTTTTCCTTATTTTTAGTGGCGATCAACTGGCGACAATGTTTTATATTTGCCTTTATATACTTTTATTTACTATCTTAACACGTTGAAATTCAATTAAGTTATTGTTTTCGCAAAGCTTATTATGGGATTTAAAATCCCTCGCCTTTCGAGGCGTGCCAGTTCAAGTCTGGCTTCGGGCACCATTTCAAAAATGATACCAGTG